TTAAAATAGCTCACCAACACATACTGCCTGAACAATTAAAGGTATAGTTTGCAAATTTTCAACATTACCATTCATTAAATAACCTGCACTATCCTTATGAAAAATAAGATTAATTTTAATCTCACTCATAGCTCCGAAATATGAATCAACATCATAATTATATTTATTAAGCGTAAGAATCAATCTATCTTGCTCAATCTTTCCATTATAGGAATATATAGTATCAGCGCCATTTGCAAATCCATCTTGCACTACTAAAATTCCATTCCCAAAATTATGTCCCTCGCTTTTAAAAAATAGCGAGTAAATACCATTTCTCATGAAACATCACCCAAAATACACTGATAATACAGCCTTCCCATAATAGATGATTAATCAAAAATTGTATTTAAAATAAGAAATTTAATTTGTAACCTTATATATTAAACAATAAACTCATCTATGAAATATTTTTAATTAAATTAAGCACACTTTAAAAATATTAAAAACCATCAATAAAATTAAATCTTGTTTTTCAATAATTAGTACTCATATAAATTCTATGTATTAAATATTATGAATTAATTTTTTTAATACATTTCACATTTCTCTACATAACTCCTTTATAACAACCTAAGTGTAACTGCACAAAGAGCCTATAGTGGGAACTCCGCAACTTAATGAAGTAAATAAAATGTCTGATTTTAAAGATTTTTCCCAAAAGGCAACAAATGACTTAACTTCTTCTAACCAGATCAAAGCTAATGAGCATACTGAATTAAATACTCCTCCTAAACCTACACCTCCTGCAACACCGAAACCTGAAACGGATATAAAAGATAAGGGTGTTCAACCAGATCACAATACCAGCAAGCCAAACTCTTAATTTCACTTAAATTGAAGCCCTATCTTTATGCATAGGGCCTCATTATTTTTAAGCTAACTACTTACTAAGCAAGCTATTTTAGCTTAACCAAAATATCCTCTGCTCTTTTAGCAGCCTCTTTGGGACTCAAATCTTTGCATATCCAGAAACTATAAATTTTCTCATTTTTTACATATACTTGTTTAAAATATTCTGAAGATTTCAAACTATCAATCTCAGTAGCTTTAAAGCTTTTCTTATTCAGATCTATTTTCACACCATCCAAATCACCACCAATACATATTTTCAATATCACCACCACTCAAATTATCAAATGTCAATTACATATAGATTCTTCAACTCTGAAATATTTTAATTTTGATAAACTCTAAAACTATTACACCCTACATTCTTTTTTTTAAATCCTTAGCTAACATAATTTAAATAACTATGAATTTTTTATAATTCACAAATAAATCAACTTACTTATCACCTAAATACTCTGCAATTCTTTCATAAACATATTTTCTATCTAGACTTTCAGGTATCCAAAAAACATGTGTAAGATGGTGTTTCTCAAAGACATTACGCATATATTCAATACATTCCAAAGTATCAATGTTTGAAATCTTGAAAATATCAGCTTTATATTCCTCTATAGGTAAAATTTGTCCATCCAAAATGCCAGATATAAAAATGTTCATCGTCTAATTCTCTCTAAAAAGAAATACATTAGCATGATTAAATATATTCCATGTATCTGGTATGAAACAGACCCATTTACTTAAAATTAGTATACTTAATATTAACAGTATCTTATAACCTTAAATACAAGTTAAGAATTTTATAAAAAGATACAACTTTTTTTAGAGAAAAGGGTTTTATCATTAATATTTTTTCCAATATGTTATAAGCAGAATTATTCTCAATGTCGCTAACTAGTTAACTTTTACTGAGCCTTAACACAAACTCCAACATGAACACTGCTATCGATCATATGAGCTGTGCATCCTGAAAATAAAATGCACAGCAAGGTAATTAAGGAAGCTATCCTTGAGCGTTTGCAATGAAAGACTTTCATATAACAATCCGATTTGCGATCCAGCCATAGAAAAACTGTTCCTGCTTTGGATTACGCTCACAGATTTCAATGTAGCGTTGCCCTTGCATAATATTGAGCACTCGCACCAGTACTTTCTCGCCTTCTTTCCCGCGTTTGGCCAGATAGGTTTTAAGCGCACCTAAAGTGTTAGAACCATACACACCATCCACGTCCAAATCTGCATACCCGGCTTTACCTTGATTGTTGAGCAAGTTTAGAGCACGTTGTAAAAGAGGTTTTGCAAAGTTGATACCGCAGTTCACACCAGTATCTAAAAGTTCTTCAGCTACAGCAGAGCTAATTGTATTCACCTGATCAAATCGTGGGGCTATCCAGTACTGCTTCTTGTAAACCGCTTTGGCTACTTCAAGCGGCAAATCTTTCATATTGCCCTTATAGCCGTTTTCACGTGCTACAGCTTCAGTAATACCGTATTTGGTAGCACCTCCTCGATCGGCTGGGTTGTTTACATATCCACCTTCACGCTTAATTAATTCATCAAGATATTTTTCAATGTTCATTTCGGTTTCCTTCAGATATAAAAAAACCGCCCGTAGGCGGCATTAACTGTTTGAGATATCGTTTTTGGCTTTCTTAACTTCTTTTAGTACTTCAATAATCGTCTTACCTTCCTGTTTGTTAATGAAGTTAAAGATCCAGCGAACTAAAGCCCAACCGGGTAAACCACAAACAAAGAAGAATCCACCAAGTGCAATCATCCCCCATATATCAGTAACCCATTCATGAAGCCCCCACTTCACAATAATGAATGAGCCACCTGCCAAACTTGATACAACTGTACAGATCAAACCTACAGCCCACTCTTGTGGTGAACGTGGCATACGAGTCATTAATACCACTGCTGCAACCAAACCGACCGCTAAAGTCACCATGATTGCAATCCCATACAATTTTAGTAGTGCTGTAAAACCGCTAGTAGAAACTGGTTCCATGCCTTTTACTCCAGAATTAGGCAATAAAAAAGCACCCGAATGGGGTGCTATAGAATTAAATAAATTTAAGCTTCAGAAGTACTCTGAGTAATCTGATTTGTATAGTTCCAAACTGTATTTTCCCATACATCACGTGCAGCAACACGAATGTAATATGGGGTAGTTGGTTGTAGTCCTCCAAAAGTAGTTGTTAAATCAGAGCCGGTCAACGTAGGCGGCATTTGAGTTGGATCAAAATTAGGTGTAGCGCTTAGCCATACAGCATAGTCTTTCAGATCAGGTATTTCACTAGGTGCCCAATTCACAGTAATAGAATCTACAGTTGCTGCAGTGTAAACATTGAGAAGTACTGGCGGAACGGGATTACTAATACTCAATTCAGCAAAGGTACTAACTTGGTCACCACTCTTGCTAGCCACCCGAATTGTATAAGCACGGCCGATACCATCAGTTTTAGCCTCTTCTATCGAATAGCTATAATCCGTATTTGTTGTATCAACTTGACGAATCATTGCCCCATTAGACCAGACCTGAACACGATAGCCATCTGCACCAGTTGAGCTTTGCCATTGAACCTTGAAAGTGGTACCAACAAATGGCGATTGAAGGGAAAGACCTTTAACACCTACTGGACGTCCTCCACTTAGAGTATAGCTATACGCCGTAACCTCATCTAAGGTCTGCTCCTTACGTTCCAAACCATTAAAGCTGGTGAACTTTAAAAAGATCTGTTTTTCCACGAGACCTTCATTGTACGGATATTTGAATATAGCTTTATCCAAACGAACAAATGGCTCACCCGCCTTATGGTTTTGTGAATCATCAAAACGTCCACGTAGAACTTCACTTAAGGTATATAAACCCGAACCGTTTAAGGTGGCTACTTGATAATTAAAATACTCATCCCCTACTTTGCAAAGTGTTTGGTCTGCCTGAGCATCTTCCAATGTTCCGCTGAAAATCTGGCTTACCGTATTTAGCTCAACCTGTAATGCCGTATCATCTGCATCAATCGCGGTAACAAGCTGTCCATAACGTGCAGATCCATAAACAGTACCAATCATTTCATAGGTCGTATTATCAAGGCTGACCCATACATTACAACCGCCCCAATTAACCTCACCTGAGACAGCAATCCATATTTGATTCTTACCATCTGTAAGATCCAGCGGAGGCTCGAAAATAGATGGTGCATTTACATTACCCGGCTCTTCATTACCTCCCTGATAACCATTTGACACTTGAGAATCATATTCAATAGCAGATCTTGAACCTACAGCTAGTTCTTCAGCTGTAATGGTTAATTCGCCGAATTCATCTTCCTCAATACGTGTAATACGGACAGGGAAATGATTTAAGCCTAAAGCTTCATCTGTAATGGTAACGATATCCATTGGCTCTAGCCGGCAGTACTTCCAACCTAAGGTAAATTCATATTCATTACGCACATAAAGTAATCGTTGTAAGCGAAGTTGTGCAGCATGACGGGCTATTTTTGGCTCACAGAAATAATGGCATTCCACAGGATCCTCAGTACGCAAACCAAACATTTCAATATTTGCTTGATCTTTGGCTTCTGTAGTTTCAGTGTTGTACTGGTTATAGCGATTAATGTATTCAATCTGCACATGATTATAGGCATCTGTGTCACGGCTACGGCGCACACGCACTGGCTCATCATCGCCAATAAAGTCATCATCAGTTAAGTGGTAAACCGGTGTAAGATCCGGAGTAAAAGTAACGCCGTTACCTGTAATTGCAGAATCACCAAAAGATCTAACTTTTAATCCATCAGGACTTGGTACCACAGCACAATTTACTGCTTCGACTATCTCATTGATAGTTTCATAAGCTGGTCGTTGTTCTGTGAAAGCTGGACTAATTAATAGATTGGCAGCTCGGCAATAAGTCCTAAATTCTTCAAGATCTGCAATATTAAGATTTGGAGCCGCACCATAACGTGGATGAGTGATGAAATCTTCAATAACATCAGCAGGATTAGCATCATCTATCGTTTCAGATAGTGTAATAGTACTGATCACTTCAAAATTATGATTGGAAAGACTGGCGCTATTACCCATCTCATAATTAGCACACGCCACATATCCTAGATACGGATAGTTAATTGCCTGATCTGGATGCTTTGAGACTAACCAGCCCCACGGCGGGTTATTATTACCATCAAATAATTCGAACTTTAACTGGTCAATGGGATCTAAACTAATAGATCCCTCTTGTTTAGGTACATATTGCTCTTTGTCTACCCAAATCAGGCCAATCTTTTTAATCTGGTTTTCACATAAACCAAGCATTAGAGAGGCGCTGTAACTAAAGGTGGTATTACTGGTTTTAGTACCCCCACCCTTACCACCAGACTTTTGAACTGTTGTATGAGGAGTAGCGGTAAAATCTCCATACCAAAACATATTAGCCGCAACACGGGTTTTGCCATAAACCAATGGTTGGCAAAGCCCATAAGCTGACTGCTGGATCCGCATAGAGTTAATACGGGTATCCGTTGTACTAATAGTAGTACCACCAAATAATCCACTCATTTATTTAAGCCTCTTCATACGAAAAAAGCCCGCTATCCGGCGGGCTAAACTTCCTTTGGTTCCATCCTGAATAATGACGCCCTGATGGATATAACTGTGAATGACCTGTGGCCACTCGATGACAATTGCACCATGACTGATGCATTTGCCAAAATGATATAAAACAATATCACCCGGTTGTGGAGGGCCTTCAACCGGATCACATACACCTAAAATGAGCTCTAAATAACGTTGTCCCATCTGGTGCATGTGCCAGTCAGGTGGATATGGTCGTGGATCCAAATGATCCATCAAGCCTACTTTCTCATAAACTTCACAGATCAAAGTACCACAGTCAACACCAACACCCTTTACACGACCTTGGTGGTGATAAGGGGTACCGAGCCAAGTCATAGCCTCAGTAATAATTTGCTTTTGTTTTAATTTAGACATTATGGTTTCGCTCTTAATCCATGAGCACGTTCACCGGCTAGTATTTGATTAACCTTATTAATGACATCGGAAAGACTTGCATTTGCCGGTAAATCTGCTAAAGCTGCCAATTGACCACCAATAATTCGATTACCCTCGACATACAAGCCAGAGGAAGTCTCAATAGCGCCATTAAATTTAGCCCGCCTTGCTGGATCAATTGTTAGGAATTCAGTGCCATTAATACGATATTGAACCGTAGCATAAGGTTGACCAGCATTTGGATGTGTCACAATAACGTTATATAGACTCGCATAACTACCGTCACCCAACATACCTTTGATCTCATTAGCAGTTAAAACGTCTGGGTTTCCCGGTACTTCAATATGATGAATTACAGTATCAGATTTTCCTAAACGAAAATCATATTTAGTCAGCGGCTCGGCGGTATTGAAACCGACCCACGCATGTGCCCCATTTACGCCTGGCCCTTCTTGACAAAATATCGTTGGAATATCTACGTTATAACCAAGACCTAATCCTCTTTTACTTATCTTAAGAGGTGAGCCTTCATTAATTCCCTTACCGATAACTTGCGCTCCGTTATATGCAGCTAGCATAGAACCATAAGCGAAAGAGAAATTACCGTAAGCTTGCGATACAAAGCCGTGCGCTCGTGAAGCTGCTCCTTCAGCGCCATCTTCCCCATATAAATTATAATTCGGGTGCGTAGGCTGTGTTTTACCCGCAATACATTTATAACCGTCTGTTGAAGAGTAGCGACTTTCAGATAAACAGCGCTCACCCATCGCATTACTGATTCTCCCTCTGGCTTGGGTATTTTTACCTACTGCTAATGAACAGTATCCAAAATTAGCCCCATCATTTGGCACATCTGGGTTACCAGTACATGACCCAGCTCCACCTACTAAAGATGCAACTCCGTATGCAATACAATCATGACCGAAGGCATTTCCAAGATAAGCAAAAGGTACATTATTTCTTCCTACCGCAAATCCACCGATAGCAATATTGGAGTCATGCCAAGCATCAGGATTATTTAAACCTCGGAAGTTGTTTAAATCATCGTCTTTATGAGTTGGATCACTGATACCGTATAAAAAACTGGCCATAATTGGATTGAGTTTTAGTTTTACCGGGGAACCCAATACCGGCGCATATTCCCCATTTTTTAATGATCTTTCATTAATATCCCGTTGTGTTGATCCATCCTCTGTCTTGATTAATAAGTCAGTCCAACCATTATCACCTGCTCCGGCAGCTGCTGCTGCATCTATCGCATCTTTAAGGATATTGTTTAGAGCGTCTTCATTAGCATTAATGACCAATGAATTAATGTATGGAATCAATGCAGCAATATAATCAACCAATTGATTTTGTGCAGTCTTAAAACCTTGCTCAGTAACTCTTGGACCAGTGAATTGTTCTTTGCTTGGTAGTGGTAGTGTTAAAGACATTTTTCTCACCATAAAAATAAAAAAGCCCTGACAAACGCAGAGCTTTTTCTAAATTGAAGTTTCAGGAATTGGTACGAATGGTGCACCTCGGAATCTCGCACGATTATTGAAGCGATTTTCACAAGTTTCTAATCGTTTGTCGCAACCGGGATAAACACGAATGGCCTCGCCTATCTCTGGCATTTTTAATAGAGGCAAAGTAAGGATGAGCGAACCAGCTTCATGCAAGCGTACGGTTCGTTTAATTCCGATATTTGCACCTTCTAAGAACTCCACAACACCTTGAGTAAACCAGCCTTGTGGCTGGCTTAAATCGCAAAGTATGCGGTTAGGCGTACTATTGGTACCAATTGATGTATTTACAGCAAAATTAGCACTTAGTAGTCCACATGCACTATCAAACAGAGTGTTTAAGCATCCTGGTGTGTATAGATTCCGTGGCATTTGAAGTTTTAAATTATCAACATCAGAAACCACACTTGCATTAATTTCATATCGATTAAGTTCTGGCTCAACAATACGCCCTTCAAATAAGACCAAAGTGCCAGCACTAGTATCGGTAGGAGTATTCATATCCATGAAAATTCGTTCTAGCTTAAACCGAGCGCCGTCTAAAATTCCGTTATGGAACGCTTGAGCTACAGGCACATCACCAAACTTGGTGTTTTCATTAGTCTCGATAGTAATAGATAGATTGTCCACTTCAATGCCTAAAGAAAGGCTAGTCCCTTCTCTGCTTATGATTGGTCCATCAGCTCGAAACTCCTTACCTTGCACTGTCAAATTGACGTCATAGCTTGTATAGCGATACTCAATGCCCTGTATAGTTGTGATGGTGTAAAGATCAGCCATAATGAACTGATCGGCATCTAACAAGGCTATAAGTTTTGGAGAGGCTTGTCTCATATCTTATTCCCCAAAGAACCAATTAACTCAACCTCCCCAGCTTTCCACAGCTTATGCATAAAATTGACATATTGTTGTGTGTCATCTTTAAAGCGGCAGCAATAGTAGAAAGTACCTTTTATTGATACCTCTATTCCCTCTTCTATTGGCTGTGAAAGAACATATTTACCGTCACTTGTTACCTGAGCAGATGCTGTATTCCACATCAACTTTTCCGGATCTGTATTCCACATCGTTTTTACAGGAACCTGATTCCACATGTTTGGATCAACTTCACCAATAATCTGCTCTTCCGTATTACCAATAGGCAACTGACTCGTATACATATCCTTGTATAGCTGGAAAGTAGTAGTAGTTCCATCACCAATAAATGTGCAACTAAACTCATTGTCATCAGGCATCTTATAGAGAAAAGAATCAAATGCCCCACGGCGCTCTAAATAAAATCCTTGAAGTTGCTGCAATTCCTTTCTCCCCTTATTTTCGCGCAAGAATGCGTAAGACAACGAGATTTCATATTTAGGTGAGGCCTGAAAGCTTGCTCGAAGCTCCCGGCCATTAATGGAGGTCATGATTTTGGTGTTAAACATGGGAGTAATAGATGTATCCCATTCAAGACCGGGTAATTCTGGAAATAATACGTTTGACACTTACACCTCCTTATTTACCGTTTTTACCAAATCCACGGGCATAACTTTGCAAACCACTAGCAACTGCACGGCCATTGCTCTTCAAGAGACGCTGAATACTCTTGGCATCAACTGCGCTGATATGAATAGTCGGTCCAGCACCTCCACCTTCAGCAACTGCAGCAGCTCCAAAGCTTGCCCCATTACGCAAGGCTTTACCCATTTCACGGATGGTATTTGCATGTTGTGAAGGTAGAACCATTTCATCTTCATGTAGCTGGGTAACCGGATTCACACCTGATGGAATGTCGTAACCGCCTCGAGCAGATTTAATCTTGCCCGCAAGACCAGCAACCAAGCCAAACGCAGCTGCACCGGCACCAACGGCAAGAATTGGACCGACATATGGAATTGCAACCATGGCTTTAAAAGCTCCGGCCATTGCCTCCCATGCAGACATCATGATGCCTTTGATAGCTTCAGCTGCTTTTAAGCCTAAACGTGCTAGACCACCTGCTGCTGTAACGCTGGTACGTGTTGCTTCACCTGCAATCGTTGCCCCTGTTTGAGCAGCTTGGCCAGAAGCTTCGGCCGCCGTTTCAGCACCGACAAAGCCAAGTTTACGAGCCAATTTAATGGCTTGGATTCTTAGCCATCCTTGCAACTCTTTAGTAGCTGTTTGCAAGGCAAATTGCCCCATGTCAGCTAGAACTGCTTTAGTTGCATTACTCCAAGTCAGAGTACCATTCATAAGAGACTGAATGCCCTGATCCCAAAGGTTAGAAAGACGAGAAGTAAACCCACCGAACTTAGCCTCAAAGTCCTTCATTTCCGCATCACTGATTAAACCCATAGACTTAGTGTCAGCAACTTTCTGATCTGTCTCTAAATCAGAAATATTGTTAGTGATTTGGTTTTGATTGCCTTGCTTGCCAGTAATACCGGTTTGCTCATTCTCAAGTGCCAAACGCTCTAAAAGACCTTGCCGTTTAATTTCACGTAACTGATCTTCTAGCTGTTTTTCCAACTGAACTTTACGGACATTTGAAATTTTCTTGGCATCAAACTCGGCTTGAATTCGAGCTGCTTCAATTTCATAAAGGCGCTGTGCTTGCTGTTGATAATTGTCTATCTGTTCTTCACGAGCTTTTTTATATTCCTCAAACTCTTTTAAACGAATAGCAATGATCTTGTCGGATGCATCCTTTTCGGCTTTGACTTTGGCAGCTGATTTTTCATCGGCAGTCATTTTAGATTTTTCAATCTCATCCAAAGCCTTTTTGAGATCCATCGCTATTTTTTGCTCTTCAGTAGCATATTTATAGCGAATATCTGCTAATGCCTTAGCAGCTTGCTCAGCTTGTCGTTGACGCTCTTTAGCCTCTTGCTCAGCTTTAGATTTAGCCGATGATTTAGATCCGCCTTTATCATCCTTAACGCCTGTACCAATCCCCTTATTAGGATTTGGAGGCGGAGTGCCAATTCCTATTTTTGGCGTATCTGGTTTTTCAATGGGTTTTGTAGGATCCTTATACACATAGTTGGTAATTTTTTTGCCACCTGCGGTAGTAACATCGAGAATCCGTTGCCCAGCAGTTACGAGTGAATTAGTGGCTGTAGCTGCCCCTGCATTCCATGTGTTTTTCAGGTCATTCATTCGGCCTTTCATTTGATTGGTATATCGATCAGTGATACCGCCAAGTTGAGATAAGCCACCCTCCCAAGCTGCTTTCGCACCTGAGAAATTGAAGTGAAGAATATTGTTAACAACACTACCAAATGTTCGAAACTTAACTTGTAGAACATCCAGCCCGTATTGGATAGTAGTACGAACCATATCAAAGCCAGCCATAAGGCCATTAAATGCAATAATAAGAGCTTGGCATACTGTAACTACAACGGCGCGAATTATTGCAAAGGCGGACTGAACACCAACCTGAAAGCCTGTTACTACTATTCCTAAACCACGAATCACAACCGATACAGCATCCATAAAACCAATTTGTGCTGCTGATCCATCACCGATATTGCTCGTCAAATCCTGCCAAATCCCACCAATGGTATTAAAAATATCCTCAACAATACTAAAGAAGCTGCCAAAAATACTGATAATAGATTTTATGGAATCATCAATTCCTTCTTTAGATTCAACTGCAAAATTTAAAAATCTATTTGCCAAGTCTGTCAACGCTGGTGCTGCTTGAGCAGCCATTCGAGACATAACACCTTGCACAGTTGAATGAATCGTCTCTAATGCTGTATTGAATTCTTTCGTTGATTGCATTGTTTCTGAGCTCATGATCACCCCTAAATCATGAGCTTGTTTTGCGTATTCCTTTAATTTTTCGGCATTATTATCTAAAAGTGGTGCCAATAATGTCGCATCATCAGCCAATGAATCCATATAAAAAGTCATTTCGGCTTGAGAGACATTGGCCTTTTGAAGGGTTTGATGATACTTCTCAAGAATTTGAGGTCCAGATAAACCTTGAAATTCTTTAGCAGTTACTCCAACTTTAGGGGCAATCTTTTCAAAGAAGTCGGCCATTTCTCCGCCGCCTGTTTGCATGAAGTCACCAAACTTATCGTTGACATCCTTCATGATGTCACTCAGCTTATCTTGCTCGACACCAACCTTCTTTGCAGCAAATGCCCACTCTTGAAACTCTGTTGTATTGGCATTTGCTAAACGGGATTGTATTTCTATTTCTTTTGATGCTTTCCCAACTGCTGAAACTAAGTCAGGTATTGCACCTATAGCCTCAGCTGCTGTTCTAGCCAATTCCTCACCAATACCTAAGAGAAAGCCTCCTTTAATTAGTGAGAAACCACCCGTTAATGAATCTTTAATATCATTGCCTACACTCTTAAACTTATCTGAGATGTTGTTTGCAAAATTATTAAGTTCTGAACGTATACCTGACAAGTCGATTTTAAGATCAATGCCTTGACTGGAATTTTCAATTTTCCTTGAAGAATCTGAAACTATTTTTTCTGCATCTTTCATCCCCTCTTTTAGTTCAGAGGTCTTGGCACCGACATGGACTTCAACACGGTTATTGTTTGCCATAACTTCCTCACTGGCATAAAAAAAGCCCCTTGAAAGGGGCTGAGTTAAAATAAAAAAACCTTGCAATAGCAAGGCTTTTTAAGGTTATTTATGGCAAGTTAATCAGCCATATTTTTTGGCAAAATCTTCATCAGAGGTGCATAGATAAATTATGCCCTCAAAAAATGCAATTATTGCAGGTAATAATGTCCAGCAAAAAATCAAATAAAGTATCCCCATACCGACTTTGCCCAAGTAAAACTTATGAACTCCTATACCCCCAAGAAATAGAGCAAAAATCCCAGCAGCAATTTTGCTTTTCTTTCCATTTACTTTTGCGTCTTGTTGTCTTACACCACATTTTGGGCAAATTTCAGCACGTGCATCAATTTGCTGACCGCATGCATAACAAAATTTAGTTGGAACCATTTAAATACTGCCTATTTAATTTCAGCTTTAATTTTTTGAATCATTTTCTGTTCCAAAACACCACGTGAAACACAAGTTAAAGTGATATTTTGAGTTACATCACCAACTTTATAATCACCTTGCAATGTTGTGCGAACATCTAAAGAATTATCTGCAATTAAAATATTATAAGCAACCTTAGTACTGGTTCGATTATCTTTTAAATAATCAATACCCATTGTTGTTCCGCAATCAGCTAAATCTGGTGTAAGGCGATAATCACGAGCTGCAGTAGAGATTACTCCAGCATCAGCATTAGCGCTCATAATCTGTTCACCATTAATTGCTAACGCACGTTGAGCTGCTTTAAAAATTTGATCCTTCGTAGCACTCACTTGCTCACTTGCACTTTGATTTAATGTAACAGGCGCTTTATATGTCGTTGCACAACCTACTAAACTAGATCCCACCACCAAAGCAAATAATATCTTTTTCATGATTTCACCGATTGTTATAAAGTGAACCTAATTTAACAAACCGATTACTTTTTGTCACATTGAAAAATAAATCAGGGCGGCCTTAACCACCCTGCGGGAAACTTTCTAACACTTCCAGCATATCGTCCTCTTCATCATCTGAAACGGCGATAGCTTGCAGAGTTTCTTCGATACCCATGAAAGCTTCTAAAATACGACAAAGACGTTGTATTCCTATATGGGCGGGAGGGTTACTTTGCTGATACGCACTTAATGCTCTTAATCTAGGTAGATCCATTTCATCACGTACATAGTCGTAATCTTTACCCATAGTCAGCACTAAATGCGTGTACAGCTCCTCCCAATCTATTCCCCCGAGCCACCTGCAGCGCTGTCATCATTTCCTTTAAGACCAGACACAGACATTACAGCTTCCATAACTTCCGTGAGCTGATCCATATAAATCATGTCAGCAACATCATCACGTGTGATATCCGGGTAATTTCGTTTAAGCGACTTAAACGCAACATCAATCACAGTACCCACATCATCGGGCTTGAATGCTTGAAGAGCTGGCAATAACTTTTCAACCGCACCAAGTGACAATGGAGCAAATACAAATGGCTGGTCATCAATAATAATTGTTGAGCCACGTGGGTTATCAACTTGCTTAAATTGCATTTGGCATTACTCCGATAAATCTATTTTGAAAACACGGTTAAGATCGTCAGCCATAGGCTGGAATTCAAACTCAGGAATATCGTAATCGTCCTGTTTTGAACTGAATCCAAGTTTGTTACTGGTGCAACGGAAGAAATTCATATGCATGAACTTGCCTTTGTAATCACGTTGCAGGTCAACGGCAAACTCTGGCGTATAACCCATATCTAGATTAGATACAGTGATTGACTTAGCACCTGCTACCATTGCTGAATAACGGAAGTTAATAAATACCGTTTTACCTGCATCGGCAGCAGCAAATGTATATGCACCGGTTGCTGCATCCACACTGTATTGTCCGGTTGCTGGCGCCGAAGCTACACGTTTAAGTGGGATTGCTTTAGCATCTGTTACGCCTAGATCCTTTACATATGTACCGCTGTTAGGAACAACCGGTGTAACAGTACCACCAGCCGGAATCACTTCACCATTAATGGTTTGGGAAACTGTTTCGATTCCACCTTCAGCAACAACGCCACCGAAAAAAATGGAATTTAACAAAGTACCGTTAATACCTCCGAAAGAAGCTTTACATTTAATGGTACCTTTACCACGCGCAGCATCTACGGCAAACTGTCCACGACCGAAAAGCTCTTTTAAGTCATAGCTAATATCTACACCAACGGATTGCATAACCCCCACTTCAACTGGTGTGGGATTACTAATCGGTTGCCCGTATACATCTTGAATCGGTGTAGCAAAGATCTTGCCGGCACCAAATAAATACTGAGCCATTTATTTTGACCTCTCTAAAATGACAAAACCGCCATCGAGGCGGTCATAAAATGAATGTTTTGTTAATTGGTTGTGAGGATTCGGATAGGGATAATGGCAATCGCCTGGTCATCCAGCATGTTTTCTACTGCTTCATATACTTCTACAGTGCCCTCGATCCAGCAGTGCTCTACCAAACCACCTAAGGTTTGATACTCACTAAAATCAGGATGGTCTGGCTTAATAGCTTCACGTACACGATCGATGAAAATATTCATCTGTGATGATGGGGGCTTAGCTCTATCAGCCTCATGGATGTAGATATAAACTTCAGCAGCAAGTTCAACTTTTGAATCCATACCATGTACCGGTACTTCTTGCTGATTGCCTTGAGTGATAAATATGGCAGGCCGTTCATCAGGCAATACATTATTAAAGTGACGTAAACGGCGACTTACTGTTTTGAGCCCTTCTACCCTTGTACTTAACCGATCAAACAGCGCTTGATAAATTGCTTCACTATCCACCTGCTATACCTCGCTGAATTGCAGCATCAATATTTTTCGGCACAATCTTGGCCACGATATCCAGTGAATCACGCATGAACCGCAATTCTCTAAATCGAACATTCCTAGAATGGGCCTTAATATTGACCTGAACAGGTGAAATAGGTCGGCCAAACGCCTGTTTAATCGTCCTGAGGTGAGCTTTAACACCCAAAGCTCCGTTTAGACCAAACTCATGTGCAGGTGCATATGGGACCAAAGCACCACCAGCGCCTACGGTTCCCTCTATGAAATCCTTATCCTCATCCACCTTTGATGAAACGGATCCACGCAAACGGCCAGACTGAACTTTGAGTCGTTGGCCACTTAACATGTCTTCCTGAACAATCCGCTGTAAGCGCAAAGTAAGAGCGTTAACCGTGCGTCTTATTTCAAACCTAACGCGATTATTCATCTCATCAAAATTGACCTGAGCATCAACACGATAATCGCTCATAACTTAATTACTCTTTAGCAGATGCTGCAGATTTCTTTGGCTCAACCACTTCAACATAACGCTCAAAACCTAAGGGCTTTAAAATATGGATAATGTCATTATCCGATTCCAAAACGCCGTTTTTGATATCTAGGTTTTGCCCGGCAATAACGAGTTTGGTTGGCTTATAACCTTCTGGTGCCTGATATTTAAAAGGCATGGGATTCTCCTATACGACAAAAGCACCGACACCCAAACGGTTAGGGTTTGTGCCTTCATCATCAATTGGAATTGAATTTTTTAACGCAAGGTAGCGTTGGCCATACATGCTGAGATCATAGAAAGCTTCTTTCGATGATCGTGAATAACTCACACTTTGGCCCGCAATTGTCATGCTTGAGGCGGTACCAAAAGCAGCACCATTGCCACTTACAGTACCCACTTTAAGAATATGTGCTGCATATAGACCTACAGCACGTTCCTTTAATGCCCCGAACTCAATTTGAGAAACAATCAGATCCGCTTCTTCTAAAGCATCCTGAATTTTTGCATCTGGCAAAGACATTAAACTCGAATCAGTCGAGAACTTTTCACGAAACGTTTGTACGTCCATAGACTCACCTTATTCTTTAGCCTGAGCTAACTTAGCTTGTAACTGGTCAAGTGTTTCATCATCACTAAACGTTACTTCAAGCGCTGTTAATTCAGCCTTCACGGCGGCCAAAGCATCTTCATCAGTTGGCTTTTGCTGCTCACCTGCTGCATCGTTTTGTTTACCACCTTTACCACCACGGCCACCAGTTTTACCTGTTGCTTTTGGCTCATCATCTGGGATTTCCTGAACTTCAAGTTCACCTTTTTCAACGAGTGATTTAAAGGCTTTACCTTTTGAAATACGTGTGAGATCCGCAGCACTAACTTGCACAGTTTGTCCCTGACCGACCTGAATTCCATCAAAAGAAAAAGCGGCCTGAGAGCCGCTGTAAGTAATTTTTGGCATGTTTAGTTATCCTTATTCAACATCGTAGTAGCGGAGAGAATCGACACGTTTTAAATAGACACCTTCATACATATAGTGTCCCGGTGTACGCATCACATAATTGATAGGCTGAGCAGCCAAGAATTCCAGTTCATTACAACGGAAAGTAATACAGCTCGGATCACGGCGATAAATAATACTGCGGTCAGTACCACCTTCACCTTTACCTTCAAGCATACTTTCAGAAGTGAATGTCAGTGTTTTACCTTGCATTGCAAAGGTGTTCTTTTCCTTAATGTACTCAAGGAAGGTTTTACCCGCTGAATCCGGAACGATACGGCTAGCGAGAATAGTAAACTTATTCTCAGGCATCACAAAAGTATCTGGTTGAATACTTCCATCAAACTTAGAAGCATTAGAAGCACCTTTAATTGCCTTATTGATATCGGCAAGAATGACCTCTACTGTAGCAGTCGTATAATCTACCGTAGAAGTAATCACCTCAACACCTGTTTGATTATAGAAGCCTAGCAAACCAGTTTCTGGCTCGCCAAACCAAGCGACATCACTCATGTGATTTTCATAGGCCAATCGAGCTGCTGCAACTTTGTCAGTCGTTAACTGGATACCTGCTTTTAAGGCAGCTGCAGCATCAAAAATACTGATTTCATAACCAATAACACCAGGCTGTACAGTGAGTTTTACTTCATCGTAAACAACTTCTGCTAATGGCACATCATTGCCTTGACCTGAGAAGCGCTTACCACGTCCTACGCCTCTCTTACGTTGCAAGACACTAGCCGAACCTATAACTGCACCTTCCAATCCTTCAATCGGTAGGTACTTTGCATAAGCTTGGGCTTCAGCAAGTTGCGGTGTCATTTCATCGATTGATTCAAGCTTTAATAATAACTTGGCAAAGTTATCTAAATTAAATGCATCCCCTACAGCGATTTGCACCCCATGTGCAACTGCTGATAGGCGGATTTTCATTTGTTCTAATTGTTTTGACATTGATTATGCTCCACGCAAACGAAGAATAGCTAATCCATCAGGACCAGTGATGGTTTCCCAAGAGGCATTAGGTAGTTCCGTAGAATCTAATGCTGCAGAAGAAAGTGAACCAAGTGGCGCTTGGGCAGTAGGGTTCGCAGTACGTACATAAACCTTCGCATTGATATCAATCACTGGAGCTGAAGGCTTCACCCAGATAGAACCGATTTGCATTACAGGTGCACAGTCCTTAGCTTGATAGGCTTCTTTACCTAAGGCATTTTTTCCAGATTTACCCACGTGCTGAAAAACCACTACACCAAACTTTGTATTGGTTGCCCCAGTTACTGCGCTTACGGTTTTCCCGTCAGCAGATTGGACCACCACTTCGCCGTCACTAACTACGCCAGTACCAGCAACTGGCAAAGATAAAATTTCTTCGGGCATGTGCAGGCGAGCACGCATACCCGGAATAGCTTGAGGGGTTAAAGACATTTGCAGTTCTCCAGTTAATTAGAAACTTTGTTTCCAAGCTTCTTTTTTGTTGTTTGGTTTAGGCTCCCCATCTACTGGTTTACCGTCACCAGTTTTAACTTGCTGTTGCTGGTGAAGAGCATCACCAACAGGATTAGAAGGATGTGTACCCTTCACAGCACAGAGTGCACGGAAAGTTGTGTCGATCTGCTCAGGTTTTGCATCACCTACTGATACGCTACCCATCAAAGCAGTTACTAATGCATCGCCCGCTTTTGCAGCAATAACATCACGCTTGATTTGCTCACATGTACAGCCTTCAGTTTTAACTGTTGGTACCAATGCCTTAGCATCGGCAATAACAGCAGCACGTTCGGCAGCAGCTTGTTCAAGTTTTTCAGGCGTCATCTGGTTCTTTTCCAGATCACCTACTTTTTGCTCAAGAGCAGTTTTTTCGGCATGCAATTGATCTACGACTGCTTGAATTGCTCCAAGCTCATCACCGATAGAAAATTGCTTATCACCAACTTTAAGTTTTGCAGCCTTCATATTTTCCAGCTGCTCTTGTTGCTGCTTTAATGCATCGGCCAAAGGCGTGTTATCGCCGATGTTAAAACGGATACCGTTTACAATTACTTCCATTGTTGTATTCCCCTTTGGTGGAGTTTGCTGTTTGTCACCGATGCGGCAATCACCACCACAACGGCCATATTTAACGAGTGCTACGTGATTGCCAATAAAATTGATAAATTTGGCTTGATACGGCGTGCCATCTGGCGCAGTACCCTGCTCAACGATTAATAAGGCTCCATAGCCAAGCGACATTTCTAGCCGCTCGTTGCTTTGGATCAGATCAATACTGATCTTGTCTTTAATGAGCAAATCACCAATCAGATAATCGCCTTCCTGCCGGACGTTCTCACAATAGCCAATGTGATAATCCTTCCAGTTAGATGCGTTAATTTCATTTTTAGGCGGGTGATAGTCTGTAGCGTCTACACCATCGAAGCTTTGAATAGCCTCAGGCTTAAAAAGCTCCTCTGGTGGCGTGTAGACATTGATGACTTGATCAGCGGTATAACCTTCCAATGATGGAAACTCATACGCATAGTACTGTCGTACTTGAGGCGCTTTAGCTAAGCGAACATTGACGCACTTCAAATACCCTTCTTTGGTAAATGAGCGAGTCGATTCACTAGGCGCAAAGTCACCAATTTTGAGTTGGTAAATGGTTTTCATAATTTGCGCTCAATAAAAAAACCACCCGAAGGTGGCTTAACTTAAGTTTATAAATTGACTAGAAGAGGCTTTAAAAATTATTTTTGAATTAACTGCAATAGCGTTGAATAAGGAATTCTACCAACATGTCTGGGATCACCGTATTTGGTATAACCAAAACAATATACGGGTTTATTTGAATTTTTTAATTTAACCATCAATTGATCAAAATAGGGTCGCAATGCGGCACGCACTTTTGATCTTGCTCCCCAACATGCAATTAGAACATCTGCGTCACGGATAATATCCTCAAGATGCTTTTCATTTTCAATATTTGTCACTTCTCCACAAGTCGCTAAGTCCTTAACATAAGGAGATATATAGCTAAACATATTCCCAACTATTAATTTGCGAGCTTCTAACTTATTGGCAAAGACAATCCATTTTTTTACAGTAGAATCATTATTCACGCTGTCAGCCGTTGAAGGATTTACTCCAAAAACTGCCACAACAACTTTATTCCCTTCTAATTGCCTTTCAAGTCTAAATCTATGCTTTTGACAATCACTAAATATTGCTGACATTTACTAGGCTCATATATATTAATAAGTATTTAAATATCAGAATGTTAAAATCTAATCAATCAAAATATCCTCATAGTTAGGCAGCGCTGTACAACGACATCGGATAGGCTGACCGGGATGCCCCCCTTCTGGCGGTGAATCCCATCTGAATGTCTTGCCCTGCTTATGCTGGTGGTCCGGCCTGACACGCTCATCTTTCGCCGTTTGCCATGTGTATGTCTCGACACCCATCGAAAGCTGTCGAGCTTGGTTAATTTGGCCGTTAATCTTGCCCATCTGATCACTAGCAATAAGACGTGCACGATAATCAGTAGATAGTCCTAATTGCTTAATTGCTTTGGCCAACTCTTCATTTGTTTGTCCAGTCTGCAAAGCGTTGGTAATTAATACCTCAAGCTTATCGGCGTATTGCTGCGGAATAGACTTAATCAAACTGACATTTGCCGTAATGTTTAGATCTACCTCGTCCTGAATATCAGCAGCTCGATAGAACGGCGTTAGATCCACACCAATAATTGTTTTGGTGTGCTCTGCAATTTGCTTGTCCACCTCCTTTTGGGTGTCAGTCACAACTTTTGTGGCTAACGGTCGTGAAATCTCAACAACATACTTTGTGAGCTTTTCCCTAAACGCCGTCATCATGTCTGAGAACCAAGCATCACCGATATTCTGGCCGACTGTAGGAATAACCAATTCTTTTGTTTGTTCCTGACAGTATTTTGAAATAGCCAGTAGTTGTCGCGTGTAATAAAGCTCTACACGGCGATTTACGTGCACGGCCCTCGGCTTAGAAGCTTTACGACCTTTTTTACGTTTCTTCGCCTGCTGGAGGTGTGGTTTCAGGATCTGAATTATCGTTGTCATTAAGCTTCACCATTGTCTCAAGCTCTTTGATATGTTTTTCATCAATCACTGAATAAACACCATCAATAACAAGCTGTTTTGCTATCTGTGGCTCTGTGATGATGCCCATTTCTAAATACTTGGAATCCCGTTCAGCGTTTGCTTTTTCGACCTCAGAACGGACTTTTGCGTCTAATTGCCATAATGGGTTAAACACAACATCTAAGCTTGGAATTTGGTGACCAAATGTGGCTTGAACAATTACTCTTAAAAGCTTCATCATGAATGGCTTTAAGGACCATATTTGCTTAGTTGCAATACTGTCGTAATAGTTCCGTGTGTCATGCTCGCCTGTTGCATTCATCCCTGCAGGTGATTGACCGAATAAAATCGTATAAGGCATATCAGCAGCCCCAGCTGCTTGAATAGAGAATTCACGCATTAGATCCGGCAAACCACCAAAGCTATAAGACTTTGAATCGTATTCCTCGTCTTTATCCAAGACGAGCATTCCGTTTAAACCCTTTAGCAATCCGACACTGAAAAAACGTTCAACTACGGATTTCATGTCCTCCTTGATCTTATCGACCAAGTCGGGGGTTCTAATCACGTCAATTTTTGATTCATGGACCAGACTAGCAGTGGCTTTTTTTACGGCAGCATGATCAAGCAGATCTTCATAAACTTCCTGCAAAACACTTACAGGTTCTTCATTAACTACATCTGCATGGCAAAATTTGATTAAGCGAGTGTGGTGGATCCGTTGGTTAGATTTACCATCAAGCTTTAGCTTGTAAAATTCAGGCTGCTTTAAAACTCCACCTGCCTCCTTGGGTGATAAATATTTACTAGTATCAGCTTCAATGTGCTTTTTCTTAAGCACCGTGAAAAACTCTAAACGACCAACACCTAACTTGTTTAAATCGAACGGTTGATCTAAGTTGCCGCCGTCTACAGTCCCTAGAAGCACATAGCAAACGCCATATAAGCGAGAAAGTACCAAACTAGATAAGAGCACCCCATCTAAGTTGAAAGCTTTGCACGCCTCTTTAAGCTTCAATAAATCGTTATCTTGAATCCCTTCAAAAAACCATCCAGCTCGAAGCATGTCACTTGCTGGTCGGTTGACGATTCGCTTAGCTAACCAATGTTGATATACCGCTTCTAATTGCTCATCAGGAATAACTTTCTTAACGAATGAACCGTGTGAGGCCTTGTCACGGTCGGTACCAATATTTGAGACAAAGTTTGTATACGCCCCTGCATCGCCAATTGCATCGGGCTTTTTAGTTTCAGCCATAATTTCCTCTAATCAAATACAGTTGGCTTTTTGGCTAATGAATCATTAATTGCATCAATGGTCGGGTCCCACTGGTCGTCATGGTCATGTGACCAATCAGCAGTAAGGCCTTCAATCTCTTCAATGTAGTTCAATAGCCACGGTGCATTAGCTGGTAACCAAACGCGCTGATCTTCAACATAAAGAATGACGTCCATTGTCCGTGACAATTTGTCCTCATCCCGCTGAATTGCCCTAATAGGTAATGTCGTTTCCCTAGAAATAGATTGAATTAATCCGGTACCACTCGCCTTATCCTCTACCGCCATATAGCGCAGTTTGCCGATTTTGGTGTTGCTATCCTTATGCTTATTGATAAAGGCTTTAGCCTCCTTCAATAGCTCAGGTGCTTCCCATTTCCCGCGCTTCACATCAATGATGTAAAGGTTGTTGTCATAGCCTAGACCAGCACATAAGAACACCGAGAAGTCATTATGCTTTTTGACCTTCTGAGCAGTATCCGCCCATACAGCCCGCCACTTAAGAACAGGTAACTCTAGATAACGTGGGAACCATTCAGCCTTAACTAGGTCACCACCAAGCTTTTTAGGGACCTGCTGGTATTGGCTTGCAAACGTATAACGGGATACTGTTGCGCCGTCTTTATCCTGTCCACCTTGTTCGAGTTGCAATAGCGATTGCAATGATTCTTTTAATGGCCAATAGCTTTGACGGCCTTTCGCATCTCGCTCAACATTACGCGGTATTTTGCTTTGTATTTTTTTAGGCAACTTACTGATGTACTCATCATCGATAAGCGCGGGAATACTGATCTGCTCCCACTCACCAGGTACATTACCTGTCATCACAAAGTTAGTCGGATCTTCAACGTGCAAACGCTGCATGATCAGAATAATTGGCGTATCAGATTTAGCTTTACGCGAGTTGACCGTATTTAAGATCTTACGGTTAGCCTTACGTCTAGCTGTCTGGCTAAATGCATCCTCAGGCTTTAATGGGTCATCCAGAATAATTGCACCGGTAAAGCCTTCATCCGCTAATGTACCGGCACGGCGACCTGTGACCTGCCCGCCCATTGAAGCAGAATAAACATGACCAGCATCATATCCATCAACTGTTGTTTTCCAGCTCGACTTAGCATCTGTACTGGTAGAAATCTTTACAGGCCATAAACTCTGAAAGTCTTCCGACTTAACAATGTTCCTTGCTGTTGCTGAAACATCCTCTACAAGTGACTGTGAGTAAGACAAATACAAAAAGCGCGAACGAGGATTACGAGCTATACCACGGGCAATAAGATTTGTAAGTAATTCAGTTTTACCGCTTCCGGGTGGAACGTTAATAACTAGGTTTTTAACCTTGCCAGCTATAACCTCATCAATCTTGTCGGCAATATATTCATGATGCCAATTGACCGAAAATTTAAAGCCCATACGTGGCAAGAAAAAAGCACGTGTGAAAAATAAATGTTCTTTCTCACACTTAATCCGCTTTGCTTTGGTTTTAACAGGATCAATATTCGTTCTCGAGTTCATCTATCGCCTGCCTTACCTGCTCATCGGTAGCAGTCACATAGGTAATGTTTTCGCTTTGTAATGGACCGCCGCCAGCGCCTGTAATTTCAGTCTTATTCGTGTACTTGCCGCCTATGTCCTCAGCAGCTTGCTTAAGAATGCTTAGAGCTGCTACACGGTTTCTACTGTGCTTTTGATATTGGCTTTCGTAGCGCTGTAAACGCACCGCTAAATTTGCAATAGGGATTGCCTCAGGCTTACCCAAAAACATTTCGCGAGTCTTTTCAAAATCTTTTCTTAATTCTTCACTCAGGTTCTCGCCTGCCCGTTTTGTCGGATCGTATTTCTCACACTGCTGTTTAGTAACTTTTATCCCGTATTCTTGGTTGACGAGCTCAGCAGTTTCTGTGGGTGTATTAAATACGGCAAGTGAGCGAACTATAAAGAGTTTTACCTCTTTTTTTAGAGCCGCCATATCCTCAATCCTGTCAACCTACGTCAACCTAAATAGCCAAAAAAAAAGAGCCTCAAGGCTCAGGTAATTACGCAGTTTCCACAACATTTCGAAATATCTAAATCAGAAACAAACGGCGGATTTTTAGCGACCTCAATTAATCGCTTGACGTTTTCATTTGCACCCCAGCGTTTAACAACACCGATGAACTCTTCCACATCGTGACCAGCTAAATAGTGCTTTGGTAAGCCAGTATGATCACTGTAAATAATCTCACCGTACGAGTCTCGTTCTACACCAATGTGATAAAGCTCATGTTCAAGCAAAGCACAGAACTCGCTATCGTTTGCCTTTTCACAAAAGCTTGCATCGATTGTGATTAAGTAAACTGGAACGAATCCGAACCAGTCGCGCATTTGCTGCTCTTGTCGGGCTTTCTTCCAGCCACCTTGTTGAAACATAACCTTTTCACATTGGCCAAGCACCATACGCTTAGCTCTGGTATAAGCAGAAGAAGCCCATGCAAAAGCCAAGAAACCCTCATTGTCATGAAGCATCTCAGCGATATGGTCATGGTCTGGATTATGTAAAGGACCACCAAGCGTAAGAAAATTAGCAACTACCCATTGTTTTAAATCAGGTGCCGGTATTAAACGGAGTGCTTCCTCTTCTTCTGCCTGATCCATAAAATCAGTTGGAGGAAATGGTCTGATCTGATCCATTAAATATTTGCCTCTTTAAATTCTTTAGCCACTCACTAGCGTATTCAGTCCGTAACTGCAAAGGTCCAGACTCATCAATGCGGCATCTAGATGCTGTCTCTATGCGAATTACGGTATAATCCATCTCTTCAGCCACATCGTAACGGTCCAAACTCCACGCCTTTGCAGCCAGCTTGCCTTTTCGTCCTCCAGACCAAGGACCGCCAGCAATTTCAACTAAAATACGATGTTCAATTAAATGAAAATCAAAACGCCAATGCTTTGTTGATTTAAACTGGAATTTCTTTTCGTATTTAATTTCCAGATTGTCTAAAGCTTCAGTAAATTCTTCCTCTGCCTCTAAGTACTTTAGAGTAGCTTTAGGTAGCGGTCTGGATTTAGGCTTGGTTTTAGGTTCTTTTTTCCGAGTAAGCCAAAAGTATTCTGTAGAATCCATAATTCTTACCCATAAAAAAACCACCCTTAGGCGGTGGCTAAACTCACAGGCAATATAGTATTACTTCTTAAAAGTTGCCTTATAAAGCTTTGAATTAAAGTAATCCGTAATTTCTTTACCTTCGGTTTGAATTTTTTCCTCATTTAAGGGTAAAAAATCTAATTCATATTTCAAGCTCATATACTCTGGAATAAATTTCTTTATAGGCGGAGGTGGTTTAGGTCCACCTTCTGTAATTTTTTCGATAAATCCAGCTAACCATAAAATATACTCACCTTCTGAATTATGAGGAGGAATCAAACTCACATCTATTTTTACTTTACATTCATCTAATGGTCTACTGAACAATTCAACAAAATCAATAAAATTATATTTTAATTTAAATTCTGTTCCCTCAATTTCTCTGCGTATACATGTCATAAGTAAGTTCATATTTTCAATACAGTCATGTGAAAACAATTCCTCATCTTTAATTTTGTTATAAATAATTTCCGCAAACATGAGATACTGTGGCATTTCAGCAGCTCCTCATTTTTATAAAGTATTTTTCTTAAGGTAGTCCTATTATAACAATGTTGCAACAAGAAATTTTCCATTTTTAGTTTAAGGAAATTTTAAAAATTATAAAAACGATTATATTCAATAAATAAGTACGAATAAAAGCTATGGAAGTTTGATCTTTCTATTGAGCTTTAAAATGGATTATTGTGTTTAAATCATCAATTTAAAAAGCTTGCCTAGTAGGCAAGCTCCCCCTTTTTTTGATATTTGCGCTGATCAATAAGGTTTAGTGTTACTTAAAGCAACACACTGATAATACTGAAATATTTAAAAATAAAAAAGCCCACTTCCTATTTTTATTCAGAAATGGGCTTAGCGAAAAAAAACGCTTAGACCTGAAATAGGAAATATCTATTCGGAAATATCTCCAACTTCATATTGGCATAATATTTAAGCACTAGCAATAGGGATTGAATTAAAAATATCAAATATTCATATTTAAATAGATAAAGATTTCTTTTTAAATAGTTTTATTTTTAGTCTACATAATTTTTTTACTTATCAAGAGTGGCTTTGTTGCATAAAGCCTACTAGCAATAAAAAACCGCTTTAAGGGCGGTTCATCTAAAATTCACAGGTACTTAATGAAGATTTTTTTTCTGTCTTTGCATCTTTCTGGGCTCACAAATTTTTCCAATAAAGTTAGTTAACCACAAAATACTTTCTTCACGATCTTCAAAATGAGGTATAAGGCTTAAATCTACTTTTATTTTGCGATCAGCTAAAGGCAAACTTAAACAATATTCAAAGTCTATTGAGCTGTACTTCAATTTGAGTTTTTTTTCTGCAGCTTGATTCTTTATTTCAGCCATTATGCGATTGAGATTAACAATCAAATTATTTGAAATTTTATTATTTTCATATACCCGTTCGTAAACTGTCTCAGCTACATCCATGTACTTTATTAGCTCTACATTCTTATTCATGACATTTGTACTCCTTTTTTTATAATTATCCGTCTAAAATAATGTTTATTTGAGTTACTAAATCCTTCGCCTAGGTAAAGATTGTTTAAATTCTGTCACCCTGATTTTAAGTAAATATTTGAATTTATTATGCAATTACTGAGTTTTATAATATTTATATACATCATTCTTCTTAACGCCCCTCTTCCTATCTTTTTCCCATCGAGTTCACCTCCAACACAGATATTCATTTTATTAACCAATTTATAATCAGACTGGACTATAGCACGAAAGACAACCGCCCGAAAAAGGAAGAAAATTTCTTAAACTATTTAGATAGCATATATGTCTGATTTTACTTGATCCCATAAATCAAGTATTTCATCTCTCATTTCGATTGGTTGTTTTCCAGAAATTATATAAAACGTTTTCACTTCTCCTTGGAAGCTTACTTGGGTTCTAAAGTATGACTCTGTTGGCCTTTGCATACCTGTTCTTGGTCCGTACTGCTTTGAAATACTTTCTAACTTCAAATCTGACTCGTCTTTCGACAAGAATTGTCCATGATGGCGACCAGCAATAAATAAAGTCATACTTTCACCTAAAAATAATTAATATTTACCAACATACTAAACATAAAATAAAAAATCAAATTATTTTTATTTTTCAAATACTTAGTTCTCAATAGTAAATTATTTACTACCGAGAACTAAATCATCAAATTAATTAAAGAAAAAACCCCGCCAATAACTAGTATGTAGCGGGGCCATTTGCGCCGTAATACGTCCGGCAAACGATAAAACTAGTTTTTAGGTGATCTAATGATATTTAGAACTTTCTCAGACATATCATGTAAGTCAGATCCAATTGGCAGCCAAAAATGATAGTTAATGTTGTCGCGGTTAAAAACTTGCTTGTAGTACTCAGTTTTAAAAGATGGGTCGATATCAGAAGCTTTTAGTAATCTGCCTTCTTTCTCTATCTTTTGCCCATCGAGTTCACCACCAACACAGATATTCATTTTAAGTACCAAATTCTAATTAGACTGGACTATAGCATAAATATAAACATGCTTAAGTGGGCATTCTTAAACGCTTAACATTTAGACAAGCATTCAATTTAGATGATTTATAATGTAACGACCATGTATTTAGGATGAAGACAGCTAATGTGTGGTGTAAATCTAACCATTAAATCAAAGGAACATTACTTAATGCAAAGAAAAGGGGCGCTTTTAACGATTGTACTGGTGGCGCTTGGTGCCCACCACCAGTACAACACAATATCAACTCTACAATTAATTAATATGGAGGTGACACAAACAAATAACTATCATTTCTAATAGAATTTCAGGTGGCGATGTTTGGCGACGAGCCACCTGATTTAATTTTAAATCATAATTGAAATCTAGCAAGTATAAAAACAAAAAGCCCATCAAACGATGAGCTTTAGATCAGTGAATTACTTATACTTCGTCCACTATATCAAAAATATGCCATAAAGCGTCTAGACAGTCAACAAGTCTAAATTATGCTTTTCTACTAATTGAGAAGCTTTTAAACGTTCAACAATTTTAATCATTAGATCATTGGCAGTTATAACGTCGATTCCTTCAAATGCTTTTAGTGTTAATTGCAATTTATTATTAATTACATTTGTAATTATTGATATTTTACCAAAATAATCAGGGTAGTATTTCAAAGTTTCATTAACTTTCTCCCGACTAACGCCTTCATATAGTTTTACAGTGTATGTTTTCATTTGAACCTCCATTTTGTCTTAATCTTTTATCATGACCTAATAAATAAAATCTAGCGCAACTCACCATAATTGCGACCTGAGCTTTAGATTGGTTTGTTTCTTGAGCAACCTTCAACAATCCTTTATTTTCAACCTTATTTTTAATTAAACAAATTAATGCAAACTTAGTTGTAAAATCTGTTTTATCAGAATTTAATAGACTTCGTAAAAGTGCTTGAATTTGATCCGCCTCATAATCACTGATCTCACATCGAATATAAGATTTACTTTTTTGTACTTCTTTGCCAGCTTCACGCATCAACCAGTAAATTTGATTGATATGAAGCCCATCTGGCAAATCACCCCCTTTCATTCTAACTGTTTCACACCATGCGCCAAACTGCTCTAACCAACCGTCAATAGTATATTTAGACCAATCCATTTGTTGTGTTTTTAAAACTGCACTCATTTTTCACCTACCAATTGCTCAATTTGTTTAATCGCCACGCCTGCTTTCACTTGCTCTGTGCTGAACCGTAAAACTGTAAAACCCATCATTGCTGCGGAGTTGTATTTCTCCATATCTCCTAGATAACCTTTGCCCCTCGTATGGCGACCTCCGCTCCAGATCCCGCCTTCAACCTCAATCAAAATTTTTGTACCAGTAATCAGAAAATCAGCTCTCCATTTACGTTCAGGATGGAACTTATATTCCTGTTCAAAACCGATCTTGCATGCTCTTAAATGCGTTGCCAGAACCATTTCACCCACACTTGGTTGTCTGGCAATTTGCTTTGCTGAACGCCGCTTTTTATTTTTCTTAATAGGAAATAACTTACGGTATTCAGCAATGCTGACTGATGACATCAAGCACCACCTTTCAGCAAATGGTCCAATTGATTAGCAAAGCAGTTATAAACTCGCGCTTTATCCTGATCACCTAAAAGGCTGGATGAATGAGCATCTTGTTTATACTTCTGAGCCAGTTTTTCAATTGACTCACTTAGTTCAACCAGAGTGCTTTGCTTTTTACCGCTGAGTGGTTCAATTGAGCGTGATACGTGGTCAGCCATTTCTTTTTCCATCTGATCGAAGTAACTTTGACGTGCTAAATCCCTCGACTTGATTAGCTCTGGTGAAATAAGTTTTTCCATTTCACGGCGTTGCGCTTCAATCCATTTACTATCCATTGTTTAAGCCCTCTACAGTTAAAATTGCACTCTGCAATTCATTCATCTTTTGAGTTATCAAAGCGCCTGTTCTTGGATACTTATTTCCTAATCCTCCATTCAGCTTGAAATAACGCCTCATGTAAGCCTTTGCTTCTGGAAGACCACCATACGAATTAATTAATTGCTCAGCTTCACAGTGGTTGCATTTATGCATTTTCACGGTCCCCATATATTGATTCGTGGTCTTTCAAACGCTTTTCTAAACTTGAGAATGTGACTATGTCACCAGAAGCTCGATAGTTAGTAATGGCAGTTTTTACAACCTCATAACCACCAGCCTGATTAATAATTTCAACTGACTTCACCAGACGCTTGAGTTCGGAAATGTCTACAAAATACTTTTCTCGATCAGCCTTGCTAATCTCTACACTTTGACCACATTGGAACTCGAAACCTTCATTCCATTCAGTTGCGCTAGAAGGTGCTGAATCTACGATTTCCTTCGCGTATTGCAGTCCTTTATCTCTAATCAATTTAGTTGCTTTCATACATTCGCCCCACCAAAACGCAAGTCATCCCAGTCACATTCAACTACTGTCAAACCGTCATGTTGAAACCGAGACCATAAACGGTCCCCTAAGTTTTCCTTCAAACCTTGCGCCTTTTCTGTAGATTCAAGCGTCATGTTTGAAATTAAAACTGTCGGCTTTTTTTCGTCATAACGTGCATATAAAACTTTATGAACGAGCTGCAATCGACTCTCGTGTTGGTCGTGCAAACCGTATTCATCCAATATCAATAAATCACAGTCCGTGAAGCGAAATATTGCATTTGCTTCATTGTCATCGGGCTTTGTCCATGCAGTGGCAATTTCATTTGCCATGTCTTCTGAGGTGACGTAACGAACATAACTCCGCTTGTCTAAAACGTTACGAGCAATAGCACATGCAAGATGGGTTTTTCCTGTTCCTGTGCGCCCAACCATAATCAGATTGCGCTTCTTCCCTGAATTAAAATCTTGAACAAATTTATGGCAAGCAGCTTTAGCCTCTTTCTGTGGATCGATACTCACCATATAATTTTTAAATCCGCTTTCCTTGTGGCGCTCAGGGAGTTTTGCTCCGGCAAAATGTTTCTCGCGTACCATGAGGTTGACTTGGTGTGCGTGTTCAATTTGTGATTTCACATACGCTTCATTTGCACATGTTTGGCAAACTGGACGACCAATTAGTAAAACCATTAACTCATTGTGTTTAGGGCAAAACTGATTAGTTTGTACCAGCTCAGTTTTGAATTGTTTGCTCAATGCATTCATAGCATCTCCCCTACATCGATATCATCTGTGGCTGGTGCATACTGTTTTGCATCACCCCAAGCACTGTTTACGTCTCTTGCTGGTGCAGTTTTCATTGGTGAGTTTTGTTTTTTAGGTCTTATCGACTTTGTGAATTCCTGAATTAACCAAGTTGCAAACTTTCGAGTTCGTTGGTTTTCCGTGAGATCAATTTTGTTTTCCCAGTGAGCATTGAAGTTGCCAAGATGAAATTCATAATTTGGCATTTTTAAAACCTGCTCTGCTTGTGCACCCACTTGTGAAGTCCTAAGAACATTCAGCAATAGTTCACGATTTGGTTTCCAAGACTCCTCGGCCGCTGAAAAATTTTCAACCGCGTTTTGTGTGTGAGTATTTTCTTGTTCCTGCTCCTGCTCCTGCTCCTGCTCCTGTTCCTGTTCCTGTTCCTGTTCCTGTTCCTGTTCCTGTTCCTGGCTTCGAAGGGGCTTTGAAGGGGCTTGTAAGGGGCTATCTATTTTGGCGTTTTCGCCACGCTTTTGAGTCATACAAAATGCTTGTGCATATTTATCGAAAAAGCTTGATAAATAAGGGCTTGACGGCAATGAATCATACTCTTTTTGCACGTTCTTACAGCGGTTATCGGCTGGCTTTAATGACTCAGCTACTTGAAAACGTGCCATCTCGTGCACCCAGACTGTCTCCGTGGCTTCGTCATAGCTACAAAACCCCGCTTCACAGGCTCTTTGAAGCCCCTTAGAAGCCCCTTCAAAGCCCAAGCCAGTTTCATGAGCAATATATAGAAGGGGTATGTAATACAAGCCAAGCATGTTCGCGTGAGGGCTTGTCATTAAATACATAGCGACAATTAAGCCTTCAGGTGTTTGACGAAGTTTTTTTCCCGTAGTTCCCGTCCAGAAATGTGGTGAGACTTTCCCATAGTCACGCATGGTTATTTATCTCCTTTGAAGGGGGTTCGAAGGGGCTTTGAAGGGGTGATAATAATCATTACTTACCCCTTTCAAGCTTCACTAATCCGCGCATTTCCAACTGACGAATAATTCTTGGAGGAATAAATTCGTTGTTGATTTTGTAGCGAATGCGCGACTTTTCTTTCACCTGAATTAGTTTGTGCCCATCTTCCATGAGACGGCGAACTGCTATAGCCTGCCCCCCCATATGAGTTAATTCTTCAAGTTGATAAAATCTTTCCTGAGCCTCAATTGCGGCATTCATAACTGAAAGCGGCATGGCTGCTAATTCTTTAGCCGAATAGATCTTTACTGGTTGTTCCAGGGGAATTACCACCTCTAGCGGTGTGGTGGAAACGGAAATATCCTGTTTTCTTCTTGCTGCATATCTCACTTTTCACCATCCTTTGGCTTAACATAGCCACCAAACGAATCAACCAAACACGCTTTGGTTAAGCTGGTTACAATCTGTTGTGCTAACCACTGCGTTATGCGAAATTGACGAGCCATAGCCTCTGAAAATTCAACTTTGGTTACCGCCGCATTATTTTCGTCATAACCTTTGTTACGTAAATTTTGCTTTTTCACCTCAAATAGGTGCCCAAGTACTCGCAATGCAGGATCATAGAAAGATTGGATTTCACTTTGCTGGCGAGAATCTTTGATTTGGTGTGTAAAGCTGTTCATGACACCTCCGCTAATGCTTGCTCAGCTTTTGTTAGGCGGCGTTTAGCGTTGAGCTCTGCTACTGTTGCTGTACGGATTTCTTTTGATGAAACCAGAATCAAATGATTCTCCGATTTGATAGTCCACAACCTAGTCAAAGTTTTATTTTTAACCTCAAATAAATCGTTTGATTTAAAACTTCGACACTCTTTAGTAAGTACTACAACGTCACCTATTAAAAAATCTGGTGAGTTGAGTTCGATTGGTTGTTCTGATAAATTGTTTGTGTTCATTTGATCCACCTCAATTGAATGCCTAGAAGCCTGATCTCGACCATCAGGCTTTTTTAATTTCTAGAATTTGGGATTCTGGGTTTACCCCAATCTTCCCTAGTAATCCTAAACGCTCCCTTTTCTTCCTATTTTTTCAGCTCTTTCAAGCATTAAGCTAACCTCATGATATTCACCCATAATGGCTTTTTCTAAGAGGATCACAGCTTGATGTGCATAATCTTTACCTCGGACATCCGAGATCAATCTCAAACGTTCCATCATGTCAGGGAGCATCTTTAAACGCAGGTCTTCTTTTTCAAGGCTCATATTGATTTCCTTAGTCAACAGTAACTTTGTTTTTTAACGGCTCTTTGCCTTCGGCTAAATCTCGAATTTGATATTCGCGTGCTAAAGGAATTTTTTCTTCAGGCCACTGGCTAATTGCTTGAGTACTAATACTTAATTTGTTGGCTAACTCAGTAACACCGCACTCTAACAAGGCCAATGCTTCTGTTTTGGTCATGTATTTCACCGATAAAAGTAACTTTACTTACCTTTATTTAAACACATAAAACTTACCTTATCAAATGGTAACATTTCTTACGAACGGAACTGGCAAAAAAACTATGGAAACTTTAGGTACTCGTTTAAAAAATCTGAGAAAGTCTAAAAAGCTAACTCAACAACAAATTGCTGATGCAATTGGAGTTTCTAAAACATCAGTAATTTATTGGGAAAAGGATGAGAACCTACCTAAACATGATAGTTTGATGGCATTAGCCCAAATTTTAGGAGTTACTTCTAATTACCTTTTATATGGTAAAGAAGATGATTCTCTAGATAGGAATGTTACTGCTCCATTTCCAATATCAGGTCGATTAGTGCCTGTTATTTCTTGGGTGCAAGCAGGAACATGGACTGCTGCTGATTCAGTTCCATTAGACACACAATTTAAGGAATGGTTACCACCAAATCCTAAATGTGGTAGAAACGGTTATGGTCTAATTGTGGTAGGAGAATCTATGTCTCCTGATTTTAGACCTGGTGATAAAATATATGTAAATCCTGACTTTCAAATAACTGATTTAAAAACAGGTGATTTGGTAATTGTTGCTTGTATTGATGAAACTGAGGCAACTTTTAAGAAATTAATCGTAGAAAGTAACGGTATGTATTTAGAACCCTTGAATCCAAAGTGGCATGAACGAATCATAGAGCTTCGTGAAGGATGTAAATTGGTTGGTAAAGTCGTTGGGTTGTATAGGGATGTTTAATTAGCTGATTCGACGGGGTCATACAAATGGCTGATTATGTATTAAAATATTCACATAACATTATTGAGCATTTAGGTTTAAAACTATATCAAAATAAGCCAACTAATGTTATTGCTGAATTAGTATCCAATTCTTGGGATGCTATGGCAAAAAATGTATATATTGATTTAGTTTCTTCCTCAGGATCCCCAATTGGTATCATCGTTACAGATGATGGGCAAGGGATGAATAATGCTGAGATTATAAATAACTGGCTTGTAATTGCTAAAATGAAAGCTGGTTCTCGAACTCAAATTGGTAAAAGCATTAGAAAACCAATGGGACGAAAAGGAATTGGTAAATTAGCCCCTTTTGGTGTTGCAAAGAAAGTTGAATTAATTACATTGAAAGATGGATATCTAAACTGGTTAAGTCTTGATTATAATGATCTGACTAAAAATACCGACCCTTCGAAACCATTTGAAGTTTATAAACCTATTGTTTATGTAAATAATCAGAAAGATTTTAAATTAAAAGATGCTGAACCTTTTTTAACAAGAATTACTTCAAGTGATCTCCAAAAAAAGTTAAAAGATAGAGTTAAGACTATTTTAAATGCTGGAAGTGGGACAATTATATTTGGTCATGAATTAAGTTTATCCAGAGTAGTAACAAATGAAAGTTTAAAAAAATCTTTAGGAAGAAGATTTACCGTAACATTAAATGATCCAGATTTTAAAGTTTTTATAAACGACGAAAAACTGTTAGAAGAAGATTGTTTCCCTGCTTGGGGCTTAAGAATACCAGAAGAAGGTAAACTTACTGAAAAAATACAATTTACTTATACTGACAATTCTGGAAAAGAGATTACTGAATTAAAAGAAATTAGTTACTGGGTTGGATTTGTTGACTCAGCAAGTTGGTCTCAAGATGAAGCAGGTATAGGAATTTTTGCACATGGAAAATTAGCTCAAGATCGCCCCTTTTTCTTTAGATTAAAAGGTTCAGAAATCTTTACGCGATATATGTATGGAGTGATTGAGGCTGACTGGATTGATGAACTAGATGAGGATGTCATTTCAACTGATAGGACAACACTAAATTGGGAATATCCTGGCTTTGAATCATTCCTAAAATGGGGAGCAATTGAAACTCGAAAATTCATCAATCAATATCTTGATCATAGAAAAAAACTAGCACAGGTTGAAATTGAGAAGTTAGTTGATACTACTCTACAAGGTAAAACTGATTATCAATTAACTGCAAGTGAAAAAAATCATTTAACTTCTTTAATAACTGAAGTAACGCCAAATGTGGACTTATCCGAAGAAGATAAAGTTAATTTTATTGAAGTGGCGGCCAAAGCTTGGGTACATGAACCAGCTAGAAAGTTAATTAGAAACTTATGGGAAGAGACATCAAGATTTGATCCAACTCAATTTCCTTTAATTGTAGACAGACTCGTTCAAGAGCTAGTACCAGAAGGACTTTCTCTTGGGGTTATGTTCTCTTTACGTATTTATGCGCTTACACAACTTGATCACAGGATTATGGTTGGAAATGAGACTCAGCTCCAGCACCTAATAGAAGAATTTCCATGGATACTTAATTCTAATTATGAGAAATTCTCTGCAAGAACATCTTTAAAAAAATTAGTAGATGAAGCAAAGCAAACTGGTAAGTGGCAATTCCGAGAAGCTGCGGTTGCGACTCCAAATGACTATAAACAACCGGATGTAGTCTTTCTTGGGGATGCTGAAAATAATAATATTATTGTAGTTGAACTGAAAGGTCCTGATGCAACTGTAGCTTGGCTCGAATTCAATCAATTACAATCATATATGCAGTATTTTCAATCAAGATTTCCTGAAGCAAATGTTAATGGTTATCTAATTGCTAGAGGTATTGAAGAAAGCGTTCTTAAGCAAAAACCAAGCACGGTAGAATTTAAAACTTGGTCGCAAATCCTTATGGAGTCAAGAAAAGAACATATGCAAATATTAGCAACAATCTTAGCGGGGCATGATGTTAATCCATCAGATCCTCGTGTACAACAAATTTGCCAATTAGGTGGTGAAGCAGTTCAAGACTTCCTTGGACAAATGGCCAAAAATAATGAAGAGTTAGATAGTATAATGAGAAAACTTCAGCCTACTTTAAAGACTCAACAAAAAGTGAGCTAATTGATAACTTACCAGGGGGGGGAGCGCCTCCCCAACCATTTCCCTTACTAAATGCATTGATTTATAAAAAATTTGTTCAGGCCAAATAAAATTTTCTGGAATACTTTGAATAAGCATACATTCTCTTACACTTAGTACTCTATTTTGGTTAGGGTGCAATTTATTATCGCTACTAAAAGCATTCGTATTGGTTGTAATCGCAGACGACAATCCCGTAGGATTGATACGTTTATAACTTGATTTGAAACCCCTTATGCTTCTGATCGAGCCATCAGATTCTTCAATATGAGGACGTACCTTTATTTCTTTATTACAAGCTACACATTTAATTTGAAAAATAGGAGTATTATCATCACCACAGTTTTCGCATGCATTTTGCCAAGCAGATTTTCCACTATTTGCGGGTATATTAGAGATCCACGAATAATGCTTTTCTCCTAGTACTGGCACATGATGAAATATATCAGTAGTATCTTTCGATTTTGAATCAGATTTACTATCTAAAATAGATAAATGTCCAATTGCTTCCATAATATTATTAGGACTTAATACTATTAATTTTTCGAAATTAATTTTCTTTAAATCTTTTGCTGTGATTTTAACTTTTTTACATATATCTTTTCTAATGTAAAGGCTAAAACTTCTTTTCCTAGATTGAGGTACGCCAAATTCAGAAACACACCGAACAATTGTTGTACCAATATAGTTACTTAAAATACTTTCAATGAACTCTTCAACATGGCCTAAAACACCATTCTCATGGTGACGAATTAAACGTCGCCCAAAATTAGGAACATTTTCTATTAGAATAAATTTAGGCTGAAGAGCTAGACATATATCTAATGCATCAAAAAATAAAAAATTACGGCTGTCATTTGCAGCACTTTTATGATCTTTTAATTTTCCACGTTGTGAATTAGCTGAACTAAAACTTTGGCAAGGAGGAGTAGCAATAATAAGATCAACGGATTTCCTTTGTTTTTTTACATATTTTATTAGAAAATCTTTTTCTTCCTTAATATCACCATAGACCTTACCAGCAATATTAGTTTCATGCACTAACCTTCTTGCTGGGTCTTTCTCACATGCTGCTAGGCAATTACCACCTAAAAGTGACAAACCAAAATCAGAAATTCCACTACCAGAGAATAAACTTACATAATTAAAGGAGAATTTTGGTTGTAAAACTCCTTTCATAAAATCAGAGTAAGTAATTAGTTCTTCATGAGTATAGGAAGAAATTTCATTGATAGCTAAATTATTCAAATTTCCTCCTTCTTAAAAATTAAATAAGATTTTTTGCGCATACATCATACTTAATTTTACTCAAACATACATTAATGAATTTCTTGATTAAATATTTTTTCATCAATCTTTGCTAAAGATTAGCATAAGATAGTGCAAAGGTAAGTTTTTTTACTTTATTATTGACTATTAAGGTAAGTTAACTTACATTTATCTTGTAAATATAAAAAAGCCCCGGAACTTTGGACGGCGACGGGGCTTTGCATAACGCGAGATCAATTATGAACGTAAAAGTTAACTCATTCAACTCATTTGCATTTGTCAGTATGGCTGCTCTTGCAATCTCTGGTGGTTCTTTAGTTGCTTGCCAATTGCAACCAGCTTTCCAAGCAAAAGAAGCCCCTTCTCTATTTACCCCTAAGACTCAACCAAGTACTTACGGTGTCTTAACTGCCAAAATCACAGGTAAACATTCTGGCGTTGCCGTAATCAAATTAGATAGTTTCCGTTTAAACGTTAGCTTTGATTTTGAAGCTCATCCAGACAGTTACGGCGTTCCGGGTTCTGAATTTACCGCTGTTGATATTACTCAACTCACGGTAAATGAAATTACTGACATTAACGGTAAGTCATATAACGATTTCACCGAATTTGAAGACATCCGCAACATCAATGACCTTCTAAAAGGCTTCATCGAACGTAACAAGTTGGTGGAGGCTTAAAGATGACTCATTTCAAAAAGCACCCCGACGGCTACAAGTCATTTTTAGGCCGTGATGATAAGGGCCTCTACTCTGTTCGTATTGGCTGGCAAGTGTACGCATCTAATGCTAATGGCTCAGTTCTTTACAAAGTTAAAGACGGATTTAAGACGCCTTTAAATGTGTTCAGGTTCCAAACTGACTATCCAAAAGTTTGGAATGAACTCGCACAAGAAATTGATTTCCAACGCAGAAAGCAGCTCGCAATAAAACTGCGTGAAACAAACATCCCTACTTATGACCGCAAGGCTTATAAAACTAAGCGCGGCTTCACTGGCTCAAGATAAGGATAATAAAATGGCTCTACCGATTATTACTGCTGACCAAACTTTATTGGTTCAAGCAATTATTGTGTACCTATACGCGGATCCGGGTTTAGGTAAATCATCGATGGGCTTTACTGCGGAAAAAGCAATTTCTTTTGACTTTGACCGTGGTGCTCACCGTACTGGTGAATTACGTCGAGGTGCGGTTGTACAGGTTCAACAATGGAGTGATGTTGCAAACCTTACTCCGCAGGACTTAGCACCATATAAAACCGTAGTCATTGATACCGTGGGTGCAATGCTTGAATGCATTAAAACCCACCTGTTACTTACGGCAAATAACCGTCAAAAAGATGGTTCTTTAAAGTTAAAGGCTCAAGGTTTAGCGAACCAAACGTTCAAGCAATACATCAATACTTTGATTAGTTTAGGTAAAGATGTTGTTTTCATTGCACACGCATCAGAAGATCAAAACGGTGATCAAATTATTTACCGACCAGATCTAGGTGGTAAAAACCGTAACGAGCTTTACCGTATCGCAGATGTCATGGGTTATCTAACAACTGTTACTACTGGTGAAGGTAAAAATGCCCGCGTTATTAATTTCAAACCTTCGCCTACACATCATGCGAAAAACTCAGGTGCTTTAGGCGGTGAAACCGGTGAAGTATGGGTACCTGATCTTAAAGCACACCCTACTTTCTTGGCTGACCTGATTACTCAAGCTAAAGATCACATTAACACCTTAACGCCTGCACAACTTGCAGCAGCTAAAGCCCAAGAAGAGCTAGAAAACTGGAAACAAAGCTGTGAGGAAGCAGAGCATGCAGGTGACCTTAATCAATTAACTGAGTCGCTTGATAAAGAACATATATATTACCAGAACATGCGCCAAGCAATGTTAATGAGGGCTAAAGCATTGAATTGCACGTTTGATAAGCAACGTGGCACTTGGATTAGTCCACCTGAATTTAACGGTATCTCAGATCAACAAAGAGATGAACTTCAAAACTTTATTGCTGAACGTGGCCTCGATGTAAAAACAGTTTGTGAGCACTTAGGTATCGATGCCCTTATCCAAATTGAAGCGGCAAAACTTAAGGCAGTTAAACAAGAAATTGAAACCTTAGCGAAAACGGGGATGACAGCATGAAAAATATTTTAACTGCTCAAGAAGCATTTGCAGCACTTCAAAAAGGTAAAACTGTTCTATGTCGTCCTATTGGAGACATGTTGGACTTTTCTGACTTAGATCAATTCCCCGCTTCTGTTTTTGATAAACCGGGTTTTGAATTCTGCATCAAAATCGAAACTATTGAGCTGGCTGGCATTACATTCACAAAGCCATTAACTATTGATGAATATGAGGAAGGACAGGATGTTTTTGTAATTACTACATATTCGCCTTCTATTTACGTCGTGAATTTTAGAACCACCGCATTAATTGAATCTATTAATAGCGGCTTTGTTCAACGTGATGCAGAAAACGCCAAGCTTCAATTAAAAGCACTATCTAAAGCGTTAGGTTTTGAAGTTAGTGACGATTTTAGTGTTATTCGCCTAGGTGACGAACCAAAGAAACAGCGTGCTAAGAAATCAAAAGGTGCACAGACAGTAGTTGTAGAAAAGACTTCTGAAATTGTTGATGAAGTTAAACAACCTACAATTGTTATTACTGAGCAAACAAATGTAACTACTTCTGAAGACTCATTGGTGCAATCCGAAGATATTTCAGAAAATATAGGATCAGCTTTAGATAGTGCGATTGTTATTACAGAACAACCTTATGTGTCTTCACCTGAAGATTTTTTAACTCAGCCTACACCTGAGCAAGAAAAAAACAATGAGTATCAGCAAACCCTAGATACTCTTCTACAGCGTGTAAAAGAGTCAAAAACACCTGCAGAAGTAAATGCGGTTTATCGTTATACCCGCACATGGGATGACGAACAAATGAAGCCTATCCTTCTCGCCACTCACAAACGTCTTGAAGAGCTAGAAAAAGAAAAGGCATCTGCTAATGAGCCACCCTCTTTAATGGTTCAAATCCAAACTGCACCAGACCTTACAACGCTAGATGCTTTGGAAATAGACGTGGCTGCACGAGATCCGCAGATTCAACCGAAGCTAATGGGGTATGTGAGAAAACGCCGCTATGAATTAGAGAATCCTACACCTACTCAACAAGAATCTACCCCTGATTATTTATTAGTGGACGGTTTCTAACATGAAAGATCAGTACAAGAAAGTGAGCCAAAAACACATGCTTGGTTTTATGTACTACTTGCAATTGCTGGGCTACGTAATAGTCCGGCAAGGCATGGACCAAGCAATGTTTCTAACAAAGCATTATGCGGTACCAGTTACTTGGCGGCGCATAACGATCGACTATCACAACCGATTAAATAAACCTGCCCAGCAGCTTTATAGAGAGTTTGTTGAGTGGACTAAAGAAGAATATTTGAGGGCTTAAAAATGGAAGTAAGAATTAAATCTGTAAATGGCTCAAGTCCTTTACCAGCAAATTTACAAATGGATGTTGTTTATAAAGCTGTTCGCATAGATGCCAATCGAATGAAAGTAACTTGTGATGATGGTCAAGTGATTACAACAAGCATTTCAAAATCTGGTTATTTGGGCGATTGGGGTGAATGGGAAATTTTAAGTGAGGATTCTCAACAATGAGCAAAGTTATTGGTGAAGTTAATTTGAGCCCTAGCCGTATTGAAGGTACTCCGGATCAGGTAGCTGTTCATATTTTTGAAAAAATCATTTGTCCAAGTACCGAGGAGCTTCTCAAAAATAATCCTGAGGCTGCAAAGGTTTTTGCATACCACATTTTTGGTTTAGCGCTTTCTCAACTAGCAGAGTTTCATTCAACCAAAAGTCTAGATAAAGCTGTAACCGTTACTCTTCACAACCTTTTGCGTCAATTGAAGAAAGAACGTAATGAGTTGAGGAGCTAATGGATGAGTGAAGTAAAAGTTAAAACATGTGATTTTTGTGATGATGGAAATGGTGAATGCATTTACCCCTATTACGGTCTTGCCCCTCATATTCACACAAAGCCAATTGGGGGCACCGTATTTCTAAACGAGTCATTACCTGAAAACTTCTGTCCTGATGGGGATGGTTTAGGCATGTATACACATTGTCTGAATTGTGGGGGTGACGGCACCTATGAGGGTACTCAATTAGAAGTTAAAGCGGAAAGTAAGGAGGAGTAAATGTTAAAAGATCTGAGAAATCTATCTGATGCAGAGCAACAAGAATATTTGGATCGCTTCATAATGGCTAATGAAGAACAGAAGTTTCCTCAAGAGGTTGTAGCACTTTATTTAGATTGCTCGCCTTGGACATTAGCTAGAATGCGTTGTGATCAATCATCACTGCCTTTCTCGAAAATTGGGAGACGTGTTTCATATAAAAAGAAAGACGTTTTGAAATATGAGCAAAGCAAGACTGTGCTTAATACAGCACAACTTGCAACAGTTTAAGGCGGTTAAACCGCCTTTATTTCTTTTAATCTTTCTGCCCAAACAGATTGGTAATTAAAGCAATCAATCTTGCCTTGATACACCGCTTCAATCATGTTCATTGAAGCTCTTAATTCCTCATCTGGAATTTGAACATATCCACCTGTGACATCAATTCTTGGTTTAGCCGTGTGATTAAGAAGTCTTTTTGTCACATAAATATTAAATCTTAAAAGGTTGCATATAGTGGCAAATGTACGGCGGAAATCATGCATTGAAACGTAATAGTCAACTTCCTTACCCACTCTATTCAATAATGTATCTACCTTAGTTGCATGCATATTCCACGAAGTAGGCATCTTAGTAGCTGGGAAAACCCAATCGTTTTCTCTTAATAACCAACGTTCACGCAAAATACTGTGTAGATGATCACCAATAGGAAAAGTATGATCTGAACCATTTTTGGTATCTCTAAAAGTTAAGGTACCATTTTTAATATCTACATCAACCCACTTTAGACAACATGCCTCCTGTTTACGGCATCCCGTATACATGCACATTAATACGATATCCCGATGCGTGTTTGACCTAGCAGTATTTTCCAGATTTAACTCATCTTCATAATGAAGCACTGCATTGTAATATTTGTGAATGATGTCTTTATGGAGATGTCTATCCCTACTTGCTATTTTATTCCAACCTCTTGTTACGGAAATAATGTCAACTGGATTACTTTTAAGAATCGGGTTCTCATCTGTTGAATAAAGAACATGAATATACTTCCATAAGGTACCTAAAAGAGATACAGCACCATTTGCTGACGACTCACTTACTTCTGATACCTCAATAAATCGATCCAGTACTTCTTGCTTAGATATCTGGAAAAGCTTTTTGTTGCCCCACCCCAAATATAAATCAAAGTACTTACGGTACTGCCTAATTGTTTTTGGTCTAAAGTCATTTCTATCAATATAAATTTGAAGAGCTTCATTCACTGTAATATCTAAAGGATTAGCAACATTCTTTAATTTGATAGGCTTTTCATATTCATTGTTTGAAATTTTCGCCAGAATCATCTGAGCTTTTGCTCGAGCATTTGTTGCAGGAATATCGGTAGTTTTACCAATTGTCACTCGATAGAGTTCACCTTCATGCCTCCTTTCAACAATATAGGTTTTACTTTTATTAGTTACCCGAACAGCAAAACCGATCAGTTCTGCATCTCTATATATTTTTTGACCTTTTTCAGTTAATGGAATAGCATCAACAGTAGATTTGTTGAGTTTCAT